TCTTATAGGAGGTGGTATTATAGATCTATATAATAACTCACTTGATCTATTCAATGAAGATTTAGATACTAAAGAGAGAGCACGTGCTGGTGTTGGCATTGGTGGACAAGTAGCTGGAGCAGCAGCAGGTGCTTTTGGTGGTTTCAAAGGTGGAGCCGCTCTTGGTGGAATTCTTGGAACAGTTTTTGGTCCAATAGGTACTGCACTTGGTGCAGCTATTGGCGGCGGCGTGGGTGCTGTAGTTGGTGGTGCATTAGGTTTCTTCTTTGGTGATGATGTAGCCCAGGCTGCATTTGATGGAATAGATAAAGCTATAGATTTTCTCACAACCAAGCTATCTGAAGCAGCAGAGTTTATGGGTAAAATATTTGAACCCATTGGCCAATGGGTGACAGAAAAATGGGCTATGGTATCACAAATGTTATCAGATGCAATAGATTCCACTACAGCATTCTTTACAGATCTATATGAAAACTCACCATTGAAAACAGCTGTAGATTTTTTATCAGAAAAGATACAGGCTATAAGCAAAGCATTTGAAGACTTTTCTTTTAGTAGTATACTTGATAGTATATCATCTTACTTAGTTGATAACTTTGCAGAGATTGGTATACCTAAAACTACAATCAAGATTCCACTTTTAGGTGAATATGATGTTGGTCCATTCTATCCTTTCAGACCATCTGCTGAAGATCTAACAGCTGAAGAAAAAGAAAAATTTGATCTACAATATGATGAAAAGAAAAAAGCGCTCATGGAAGGCACAGATCAGATGAGCGGTGTTCTTGGTAAGCTAAGTGAAGAAGAAGCTGAAAAGTTTTTAGGACCAAGAGAACAGTTTGCATACGACAGATCTGGTAAGCAGGTTTCTAGAGTTGCAGCAAATGATTCCATTCGTGAGACATCTGTCTCAGGTCCTGGCGGCGCCGTAATGGCTGAAGATTATAGAGATCAATCATCTAACATTCAAGCCGTTGGTGGTACATCATTTGTAGTACAGAGATCGGTCACAACTGAAACTGCTGGTGCAGGTATCGGTGGTGGTTTAGGTGACAAATACAACTATGACAGTAATCAGATATTTGGTGAGTTTGATGATCAAACTGGTAAAGCAACTCTTATGGTTGGTGAAAGAGAATTTGAAGTTTCAAGAAGCTCATATACATTAGCTAGACAGCTGTCTGATGAAGGAGCCACCCCAACACAGATCATAGATGCTGTAAATAAGAATGAAAAAGAACAAGAGTTAGGATTCTTTGGAGGTCAAGGATTCTTTGAATCTGATGAAGACTATGCAGCTAGATTAGATCAAACGGCAGATAAGATTGATTTAGGTTTGCCACGTGTAGCTACAAGAATGGGAACACTTGAAGAACAAACACAAGGTCAAGTTGATCTTGCTATGTCTGCTCCAAACACTGGTGCTTATATGGAGGAAGCTAATTCTGAGATTACAGATGCATATGGTGGTGATCAGAGTGGAACTGTTATAGCTGGCAACAATACAGATAACTCAACTAACATTGTAAACAATACAACAAACTCGAGTGCTCCAATGTCATCGCCAAAGGCAAAAGATGAGTCACTCAATCAAATGGGATCCAGTAACTTTAGTTATGGATAAAAAAAGGGGCTGCGTGAGCAGCCCCAGGTGGAGTAACTAGTAAAGGAGAAAGGTTTAGTCGTCTTCTGCTAGTTTCTCAAAAAACGACAGGTCGTCGTCATCATCAGCCGCTATAGGCTGCTTAGGTGCAGGTGCTGTTCGTTGAGGACGACTGAGAGCCACTTCGTCGTCTTCATCTGCAGCAGTGGTAGATGGTTTAGGAGCCACGCCATCTAATCCAAGAACCTGATCTAAGCGAGCCTTGAGCTCATCATACGACTTAAAGTTCTTTGGATCTACAAACTCATTAAGTGAAAACTGAGTCTTCCAAATAGCTTCAAGATTGTCGTCATCATCTAACAGCGGGCCAGCTGAGTCAAATTCTGACTTATCGTAGTTACGATAGCCCTCCACGTTACGAATCTTCAATTTAAGATTAGCACCTTCCCACATGTCGAATGGGTTTACTGGTTCTTCATCTTCAAACTGAGGATTCATAGCCTCGTTAAGTTTATCAAAGATCTTTTTACCAAACTTGTAAAGGAATACTTTTCCTTCGTTCTCTGGGTGTGATGGATCTTTAACAACGTAAATGTTTGCGATGTAAGTAAGAGTACGTTTCTGTTTACGTGCCTGGTCCTTACCAGCTTGGTCTCCACGATTCCAGAGCATGTTGTTATACTCTGTCAATGGATCTTTCTTACCAAGAGTAGTTAGTGAGTTCTCAATATACCACTGGCCAGCTGGACCTTGGAAGCCATGATGCCAGTAACGAATCCAAGGCAAGTCTTCACCCTGTGCTGCTGGAAGGAAACGGATAACAGCATAGCCATTACCAGCCTTGTCGACATCAGGTTTCCAGAACCGGGTGTCTGCACCACCAGCTTCGTTTGTAGGTTGATTGATTTTCTGAGTTTCCTTGATCAGACTATCAAGGTTAGATTTGCGTGAACGCTTAAGGTCTGCGAATGAAGTATTCATTTGTATTCTCCGTATTAGATGTGTTTGAAATATTTGTCGTATCCACAGTATTCATACTATACTATTATATAGTAGTTCGGGTATATAAATCAACGGGATAACACAACTTTTTTCAAAATATTTTTGTACCTGTCTTTATCGTAAGACATGAACGGTTTATAATTTACTATCTGTTGCTTTATCTTAGGCCATATAATCTCCTCATCTATATCTTTATCCCAACGCTTAATGTAACCAAGTACATCATCTAAGATAACCATAGTCTCTGGCTGCACTTCACGTTGCATAAACTTTCTTAGCAGAAGTGGATGTGAGTACTCTTGTACTTCAAACACTTCATCAAATTGTTCATCAAATAATGTATCACATTGCTCTTTGAAGTTGTAAGCAAGTGATTGTATTCTCTTCTTCCATTCATTGAATATATGCTCGGATTTATCAGACACAAGATTTCCAGACCACACATCTTCGTGGTCTACAAAGTTAGAAACGAAAAAATATAATAATTCTTTTTTATCATATTTCTTGTCTATCTTTGCAAAGAAGAACTTATCTCGTCGTTTAAGAAAACTATCCTGGTTAGCTTTTACTTTACCATTGTACTTGAAGTAATCATAGTCAGATGTAAAGTGTTGGCGGACAGCCAGATAAGTCACATACGCATTATATCCTTGGTAAATATTCAAACTGCAAAACTCTCACCACAACCACAAGACGCTGTTGCATTAGGGTTAATCACTTTAAGATATGATCCCCCCAACTCCGATACATAGTCAACAGTACATCCAGCCACAAACATCTCTGCCATATCATCTACACATAATATATCTTCAATACAAACACCAAAGCCTCTAATATGAGATAGACTCCAGTCATATTGAAAACCAGAACAGCCGCCACCCTTAACAGCAAGTACAACATACCTACTGTCGTTATCCTTAACGAGCTTTTGCATATACTCTTTAGCTGACTGTGTTAGCTTCAACATATCCGTACTTTAACTTTATCTCTTCATCACCTTTAACCATACTTATCTGATAGGCTTCTGCATAGATTTGTTTTTTGAGTTTGCTGTTACACATCTTAGCAGCCGATTCAATTTCAACTTCATTCTTGTAACAATAATGAACTATAGCATCCATAACAGGTACATTAAGTTCGTTTGCGTATTTCTCAATCATACGAGAAAACTTCGCCGTAGTCATAAATTCCATTATTTCTCCCAACGATAAAAAATATGTTCACCTACTTGTAAGGTTTTGGTTTTAGTATGTCTCCATTCAGGAGCAACATAGTCTGCATGATAGTGAGTTGCACCATCTGTAAAATCTTTAAACTGTCCGTGATAAATTTTGAATGCCATTGCATGAATCATAACAAATACATTCTCATCCTTTGGATGTATCTTATCAGCTACACCATCACAATACCAGGAAAACTGACAGCGATGACGGATAGGATAATGAATAGACTTATCCTTCCATGATGGCCTTGTAGGACCTTGTAAAACTACTTCACAAACAGTTGCAGGGAATCTATTATCTTTCATTCTATTCATTACAACATGACCAACAGCCATCTGGCCTCTGATCTCTTGATTCCTAGCTTCAAAATAAATGTTCTGAGCCAAACAAGATATTTCTTGAGCATCACTAAACTGAGGTGGCATACCAGTTGCCTGTGAACCGATAAACACCGATAAAGCCATTGCAAATAAACTATTCACCAAACCACTCCACTTTGATTGTAGTTTGATTATCAGCTAATCCTTTTTATAAGTCAACAATAAATTACCATGGAGCTGTGAGTTGTCCTCTACCAACACTTTTACATCTCCACTGCACTGCCTTGTATCCTTGCATATGTCTATGAACTGCTTCTGACATTTCAAGCGCTCGAGTTTGACATTGTTCGTAAGAAGAATATGGACCTCTTTGATCTTCTAAAACTTTACAATAGTTAGGATCATTATACCAACATGCTAAGACAAGCGCAATAAACATTCCGTATACCTTTGCTTAATACTTACAGTTTTCTTTTCAAGTTCAGTTTCTTTATACGGTACATCAAATCTTTCAACCATCTCATATGCATATGCACCAAATATTATACAACCTATCAAATAGACTATAAACAACCAAAAAAAGATTTCTATTAAGATGCTAGCCATATTGTTCCTATTAAAGCTGTAAGCATTGTTGCAACAACAAGAAAGATTACAGCACCCTGTTTAATCATTTCCATTTGTTCTTTTTCTTGTTTAATTCTTTCTATCTTAGCTAATCGTTCCGCTTCTTTTGCTTCTTGTATTCTTTTTGCACGTTCATCAACAATTGATTTCCATGTACCTGGACCAAAACGCATATCAATCATGTTACGCATTTCGTTCATTTTTTCTTCTGCTAGCTTGGCATCAATTATTTCCTGTGCTACACTTTTTATTCCAAATTGATCTCCAACACCTAATCTTGACTTTTTATTTCTTTCAGCCTGAGCTTCATCATTACCACGAAACAAACCATCAATACCTGATGCAAGTTCACCTATATCTTTTGCTGTGTCTATGTTGGATTTAATAAATTCTACTGAAGATTTAACAAGCGCGATACCAGCCAGTATCTCTGCTACTGCCATCTCGATCTACCTTTGTAATACGTTAGATAGATAAAATTCAAAAAGTAATAGTATTTCTCACTTCAACTATATTTATAACAAAATGAAGGAGGCCCCTGCAGAGACCTCCTTCTAAATTTAGCAGAGCCAGCTTATAAGTGCTGGGTGCAGTTCGTGTTCCTATTAAGTTTTACTTGGGCGAACAGACCATTCCCAAACTGCATTAGTCTTTTTTAGTTACGAACTTATAAAGTTCTTCTGCCTTTTCCATGATTTCTTGAGGTTGATACATCTTAGGTGTATATTTCTCAAAAACTTCTTGAAGGTCTTTCTGTTGGTTTTTTGCTTGCTCTACCATTTCAAACATCTGCACTTGGGCAGCTTCGTATTGACGATCAAGCAATTCTTTGGCCATTGCCAAGGTATCAAACCGTAGTTCAAACGGGTTTTTACTAGACATAACTAATTCTCCTTATGTGTTGTGTTATGTGTGTTGTGGACTAACCGTTGATCCACACGAGCCTATTACGCGGCCAACCGATTAGCTAACAGTTATATTACCACTAATACTAATTCTTGTTACATCCGATTCAAACGGATAAACTTGATGAGGATGTGAAGAACGAAATAAAAGCAAGTCATTAGTTTTTGGATTCAATACAATATGATTATTAGTAAAGGATGAAAAAAACTGTATACATCCTCTAACTTGAGAGTTTGAATTAGTAGACTTCCATTCAGATCTGATCTCATCAGGTATATCAAGATACCAAACAAAACTAAACGTACCAGTATGATTGTGTATAGGGTTAAATTCATTCTTATTTTGAAAGTTAACCCATAATCGATGTAGTTCGCAATTATCTGGTGAAGCTCTTAATATTTTAGAACAACTATCAAAGATAGTATTTTTAATAGGTTCTATTAAATCTCCAAGACAATTATAATCATCATCATATAATAAAAACTCCTTTTCAATATTACCAGCCAGTTGGCTATTCCATGGAACATCAGCTGATTCCACAGCTTTTTTAGTTTTCAGAGTAAGATCTGAATCTATAGTTTTATAATAAATTTTATCTAAAAACTCATACTCATAATCATAAGCAATAACACTAAACCCATCAGGTCCAGCTAAAGGTTCAATTGGTTCACTTTTCATTCTATGCAGCCATCCTTGGTTTTGCAGGATCAAGACCCATGAAGTCTCCCCACTTTGCGTAATAATGCCTCATACCAACTTCATCGTGTATTGTACTGTTCTCATGCCGTCCGTGCAGTATATGACGATTCTCGGTGCCTTCACGCATGGTTGTACCCTGGCCTGCTACCCCAATTAAGTCTTCGTGCAGGTTACGTCCAAAAGGACCCCAGATAGAATTATGATGTTTAATACGAGTTTGTCTTTCTTCTTCTGTATCCTTCTTCAGACCATATCCACGGAACTCAATCAGAACTTTGTTTGGACCTAGCGGGGTGACAATGTCAGAACGATAGGCTGAGCCACGAAGGTTGAAGTTATAGCCTGGGAAGAGATCGACCATGTACCACTGATTGGGCGGCAGATTGGGAAAAGATAATTCCCCGCGGTCTTCGAAACCGTCATACTCTTCATAGTTAACAGTAAAGCTACTGACGTTAACATGACCGTTATCAAAAGGAATATTTTTTCTAGCGAAATATTCATCGTTGAATCCTGACACTCTGTTGAAGTAATGCATAAAATCATGGTAGAATTCTGAGTTTGTATCGTGCCACAGTTTGTAGTTAGTATCTATAACTGCTTTGTGATAGTGAAAGACTTCCATATCTTCTGTGTCAATAGCATCACCAATACAATCAAATGCACCAGCAGTCCACTCTTCTACACTTTGAGTTGGATTAGGATCAAGTGTAACCCATATCATCTGTCCATGTTTTACCTCACAATGCAATCTAGGTTCTGAAGTTACTATAGGAGCAGAAAAAGTACCAGATACTTGTTCTACACCAAAATTCCTATAGGCTCTTACTTCACCATCTTTAAAATTATAAACAACAATAGGAACACCAGCAATAGACATTGTCCTAAAACAACCTTCATCAGGAATCTCTGACATATGACAAACTGGCACCCAAACCTTAGAGAAGATATCTTCTTGTTCTTGTTTATAGATATCAAAGCTATTATAGATTTCACTACTAATTGATTCTACTTTTGGATTTTTAAGCCATTGATTATGATTACGTGGTGCCATTAATGCCTCCTTTGTTAAATGAGGGCTGGTTCTAATGAACCTTCTGTTTCCAAGCCCACCCTCAAGGCTCATAGGATTATGCCGCTAAGCGGAGATCCTGAGATGCAAAGTTATCATTTGCATTTGTCGTTTTCTTACGTTAACCCAGCTTGCACGGGATAGCTCCACTTACCTATTAACTACCTGTCGATCCTGTTTCGCCCCCATCATAATGAGTCTCGCATGATATATTGAATAGTTATTGATACAAATATATTCTACGCATCTTTGTCTAAATTGCCACAATAACACTTCATCCATTATAAGACTCTTTATGGTGGAGGCGCCGGGTATCGCACCCGGGTCCAGTCTAGCGTTTAGTTTGCTTCAACACTATATTCTATTTATAATTTGTTTGGAATTTAGAGTCAACGCGCCTGTTAGAACGATAGTGTCCTTGACGTTTCTTTTCTCTATTTCTGGGATCTAGGTGTTCGTATCCACGGATACCATTTTCAGCTGCCCACATTGCTGTTTGTTGGGGACTATGTTTCTTCATTTGAACTCCTACAGAGTAATTTATCTATATTGTTACTGGTATTCGAACCAAGTTTAAAAAAAAAGTTAGCAGAGGCTTAAGCCGCCTCTGCATACTCAACTGCTAAGTTAGCAGCTTTAGTTTTACGATCCTTGTTATAGCCATACCAGCTATTGTACAAGCGATTGTCGTTAGAACGACCCATCTGGTGATCAACCATAAAGGTCACAGCATTGAATGCCTGCCACCAGGATCCTTCTGCATACTTAGCACCAGGCTGAGTTTCCATGACAGCATGAGCAGCTTCTGCATTACGAGATGCAAACTTCTCAAACTTGCCACCATTGGTCTTAGGAAAGACATTGTTGAAGTACTCGATAAGAGTATCTGCATCTTTGATATTCTTAGAACCAAGGAACGTAGCCATATCCTTATACTTGTCAAACTGCTCCTTAGCAGCTCCCATAGCCTCAAGAGCTTCCTCTTTCACAAACTGCTTTCTATGGTTAAGCGTCACAGAGTTCGAAGACTTTGTGCTGATTGAAAGAGTCAGTGTATTGTTACATACAACACGGATCGGTGTCATACGAATATCAATACCACGTCCAAACTTATGAGGGTTGGTAAACAACAGATAGTTGTCAACCTGGTCTCCACCGAACAGGTCGAATGAATCCTTGACTTTAGCCAAAGCCCAAACGATCTGTCCGTCTTTAAGAGAGCCCGCAGTATGCATCTCCATGTCACCTGCTCCAACGAACTCATTGAAGAAATCAAACGCTTCTTCGTTCTGTACAGGGTTCCATGTTTCAGACACTACATCCAGGAACTTTCCATCAGACTCACGGTAGAGAGCCATCTTATCACCAGCAACATTGTTGCCGTTGAACATCAGAGGTGACTTAGCCACCTTCCAATCTAAGCCAGCTGCAGTTTGCATCTGAGCTGGTGTCAGGTCTGCAGGAACTTTCGTACCAAGACCATGCCAAGGTGTCTCACCAGCATACGCCATTTGAGCTACACCATTTACAATTTCTAATTCATGTGCCATTTCTATATCCTCTCTGCACTCATCATTCTCTTTATAATACTACAACTAATATTAAAAGACAACAACTAATTAAACTTAGATCGTGAAATAATTTCAATTTTAGGAAAAACTGGAATAGTCATAAATTCTCTACCAGAGTCTGGTTTGTAAATTTTTCTCATCTCTTCGACACTATACCAACACAACCAACGCGTTTTTGTGTTTACATGAAAAACTCTATCAGCTTTAATTTTGAACAACCAACTGGCCCATACATATATGGTGCCATTTTCAGTCATATTGTTTTTCACATCACAACTATAATAATTGTACCAACTAGGTTTCTTGAATTCAATATCTATTCCATCTATTTGTTTTTGATAATTGTCTTCATAATGAATAGCTGAGTAACCAATGCTTTCAAAAAAACTCATTAGAAACTCTTCGCCTTCTCGACCCTTTGTACCAGTTTCACCAAAGGCTTCATCAAGTCTAGGAGTCCATTCCTGGGTAAGTCTAGCCATTATTTTACTCCCAATCCACAACCCTTCAAGTAGAAGTTTGTGATAGTTTTCAGCAACTGACCCCTACCCATTTTAGGAATATTGCGAAGGATAGATTGATTAGGTGCACGTGCATCCTCAACCATTTTTGTAACTGCTACACGCAGATCATCGATATTATAGGTTGGTGCATCATTCCATAATTGCTGCACATCTACATCTTGAATTTTACGACTTGCTTCTTTCATCACTTACTCCTCACACATTTACAAAGTCTATTTGATCACCATAAGCAAAGTGACCATTACTAAGATCGAATACACAACGATCAACCAAATCAGTATAGATCTCTTTAACCTCTATACCATACTTGTCACCAACTTTCTCACAAAGCTCGATCTTTTTAATCTTCTGAAGACCATGCTCAGTCATTACATTCTGTCCAACTGAAATAATCATTATACAGTCTCCTCAAACCAGCTAACAGGATATAATACAGTAGTGTAAAATCCTACCTTAACTGTAACCAAAGATGTGTCAATACGCTTACTACGCAACTCAGCCTTAAACGCTTCAACATTCTCATCTGAGTGTCCCCAAAAACCATGACAGTTCTTAAGCCTACGTGACACACCACCAGTAAACTCATTCCATGCAACTGCACCAAAGTTATTCTTAAACGCTTCTCTTACTACATCATGCTTTCTCATTATACAGTCTCCTCAATCATAGGTGAGCCATCAAAGTTAGTAGTCATAATAACACCCTGACACTCAATCCAGTTAGCAGCTTCCTCGATAGTGTTATAAGCATCTGACTCACTAGCGTCAAAACCACTGTCAGTGCGAATCTCTACAGTACCACGAAAATCACCAAGCATGTCACAATCGATATAAGCATCATGCCCAGATACAATATTAGTAGCCTTATAAAAACCTTCAGAAATTTTAACTAACTTCAACATTTGAGCTCTCCTCTGTTTTCTCACTCTATATATAATATACCATACTAAA